CGCACTTAAAAATCCTTCGTCTTCTGAATTTAAATCAGATTTAACAGTTTTTGCGTCAGTGTTTGCAGTAGAAGTTTCAGTTTTTTGTTCCTTAGTAGAGCTTGCGGTCATTTCTTCAATCTTCTTCTCAATACGCTCTGCTCTCATAACTTTCAGTGCGCTTTCATTAAGATTTTCTATCATTTCCTTAATCTCTTCACTAGATTCAATTTCTTCCTGAGAAATATACCCACCCTTCATAGCAAATTGTTTCAAGTTTTCTTTCTTTTCTGCTAACTCTTGAGCTTCTTTTTCCGCAACAACTTTATCATGCTCTTCTTTAAAAGGTGTTAATTCAGAAACTTGAGTCTGAAGAGTTGATATTTCGTCGCCTAATTTGTTGATTGATTCTACTTTTTCGGAAACCTCTTTTTCTTTGTCTGATAATTTTGTGTTAAGTTCAGAAATTTGATTATCAAGTTCTTCTTTAGGCATAAATACCATTTGTACATTTTTTTGAGCAGTTACACTGATAGTATCATCGCTGTTAGCGGAATATGTAAATTCTACAAAATCAAGCTGTGATTCCCTATCCCATTCATAAGCAATCGCTTTATATTCATAAGGGAAAATCATACTCATATAAAAGTATTTCTTAGAATCCACAGAATTTACAGCTCTTCGCACTTTGGTGTACAAATCATTTTCTGTCAAAGCAGATACTTCTTTGTTATTTTCACTCACTACTTCATTGCCTCCTTGTTTATTATTTATATTTACATCTTCATCATTTTCTGATAAAGTTAAAATATCTTCTGATAATGCTTCCGACAACTCTATATCAAAATCGTCAATAGACGATGTTTCTAAAACCTTGGAATTTTTTCCATAGGCTGGATCACTAGTACCCAAGAGACAATTGCCTAAAAACAGCCATTCATCAGAACTTCTTGGATTAGGAACATTTGTATTTTCTACATCCGTATCTTCAACTAATGTAATTGGATTTAATTCCCAAGAAGTATACATTTGTTCTTTTTTAAGTCTCTTTTTTAATACTCCATAATATTTTGGGAAACGAGAACCCCAAATTCTTGCTTTGCCAAAAATACAAGGTAACTCAATTTCTTCATCTGAATCTGAAAATACAGGAACCACCTTATCATTTTCTATCCATGCCTCTGTATGTGTACCTACTGCCTGTGTTCCAAACTTTATTGTTCCATCTTTCGTTTTTACAACTTTATGTCCTTCAAAATCATCTTTTTTTGAATTATAATATGCTACTACAGGAGTATTCACTAAAGTTGCAACAGATTGTTTTGTTTTTTCTTCATCTTCTTCATTTGTTTTTAATTTAAAACCATTTAAATTATAATCATTTAAATAGCATAATCTTGTAGTAATATCAACAAAATCACCTGACTCTGAAAATTCATAATTAATTATTTTTGAAACTTGTTCTACATTTTCACCCACATTTTCACCTCCTTTCAAAAACACCTAATGTTTTACCCAAATTCGATATTATGCTCTTTTAATACATCTTTTATTTCTTCATCAGAAACATAAAAAGTAGTATCCACTGTTATAGAAACTACTTCACCATCTTGGGTATTAATAATTAAATTTTCATCGCAACTTGGACATCTAATTGTAAATTTTAATTGTTTCATGAATCAACTAACCTCATTTAATTTTCTTTCTAAAATATCTTTAATATTATCAAAATCCCAATAAGGAATACGAATTAATTTTATTTTATTTTCTTTACAATAATCGTTTTTTAATTTATCATGATATTGTAATTTTTTAAAATCTTCTTTTGTATAAAATCCTTTAACCCATTCAAAATGTTGTCTTCCATCAAATTCAATTAACATTCTTAACTGCGTCTTTTCTTTATCCCAGAATATAGGCACGTCAAATTTTAATAAACCTCCACCCAACCCAATCAAATCATCAAATTTATATTGTGAATCATGTGGAACTTCTTTTAATTTTAATATTTCTTTTATCTTTTCTTCACCTTGAGAATACTGGCATTCAGGACAACGAAAATTGTAAGTGTTTGAATTATCTATTCTTCTTAAATAATCTTCATGCCCATTTAAACATTTCCACCAAACTTCTTGATGACCATAAGGGATATACTCGAAAGGAGATTTTAAGTTCTTCTTCGACCAAATTTTTTCTAAAAATTCTTCTCCAAAAATATCAATTATATACTGTCCTAAAGAGTCTTTTGGATGAATTTTTCTTCCATGACAATAAGGGCATCTTATATTTTTACCCTTACGTGTAAAACTATCGCAAGAAATAGGATAGGATTTATGATACTCTCTATTTTGACATTTAATAAACACTGTTATTGAAGAAGATGAACATATTTCCCATGGATTTATACCAAGATTATTTTCATAATCCCAATATTTTTCTAGAAAATCTTCTCCATATTTATTTATTCCACATTGTGCAAAAGATGTTGAATTATTATTTAACATCAATTCTATTCTTTTTTTAGAACTAAATAATTTTACTGCACATATTCTACAAAAATAATCTCCATTTTCTTTTACATTGTCAACATATGTAAACCAAGGTATGTCTAACAATTCCCCACAAGCGTCACATTTAACTTTTACTTCGGAGTGTGAACCTTTTGGTAGATCTTCTACTTTAACTTCTAATTCATCTTTCCATTTTGTAAAAACATACCCTTTAGATTCATAATATTTTTTATTGCTAGGATGCCATTTTACAATTGTAGTTTCACTAATTAATCCCATATAATCATCCTCCAAACATATTTTAAAATAAAAAAGAGACTAAATTTTTCTTAGTCTCCACTGCTCTAATAAAATATTTAATTTTTCAGTTCCAATAAAAGCCCAATACTTTTTATTTGTTTTTTCATGAATAGACTTAACAATAAATCTTTCACCATTTTCAATTAAAAATTGTTTTAACGGATTTGAATAGCAATAAAATATTCTATTTTCCATAATATCACCTTTTCTAAATAAAATTATTTACCTACCATTATCTAAATTATATTCCTTGTCAACACTTTTCCTATCCAAATCCTTGTTTTTTACAGGAGTTCCACCTTTATTGTCAGGATCATTAGACTCCCCATTATTTGTGAAGGCAGTCATTCTAGGAGTAAATATTTCTTCATAGCCCTTCTCTTGTTCTTGTTTTCTTCTCATCGCCTCAGTTTCCACATCTAACCCCAACATAGAATATACACTTTCCAAACTAGCATTCAATTCAGCATAAAGCATTCTAGCTAAACTCATAGATAATTCAGCAGAAAGTTTTTCACTATCAATAACCTTAATGGTAGGAGTGTATTTCACATCAATATTATTATCAATAAGAAGCACAGAATACCATTTATATAATATATCTTCTAATTGACTACTTATATAATTAATAAGCTTTAATAACTCATTTATGCTAATTTCTGCCGCACCAAAACTACCCTTTTCAGTACTTAAAAATCGTATGCCTAATGTAGTCATTATGCTATCTTTATAATTATTTTTTATTTGAATACTTGTTTGTTCCATTTTTGGCTCAATATAAGAAATTTCTTCAGTCCAAGGTGGAGCAGTAAAAACAGTTACTCCACTAGAATTTAAGGCTTGGAGTAAGTCACTATGACTTTTGGCTTGCGCCGATGACCATGTAATATTAGGCATTTCATTTGCTTTAGTAATCAATTCTTCTCTAAGTTTTTGAAATATAATTTTCTTGCCACGAACTAATGTGTTTTTATCATCAGATAATTCAATATTCTCAAGTCTTGTTGCAGGTTTTAATGCTTTAAAAATTGGAGTTAAACCATATTTGCGTTCTAAATTATTAACTCTCATTACACCTGTATTTTTAATATTTAATATAGCATATCTTTCTTTATTTATATATGCGTCATAAACTTCTTTGGGATATGTAGCTTTAACTTCTTCTTCCATATCTTTATAAAAAAGAGGTTTGTTTTTTCTATCCTTTTTATAAATTTTTTGTAGTCTGTTTTTTAACTCATATATATCAATTAAAACATATGGTTCCCCAGCTTCATTATAATCAGCTATATCGGCAACACCCAAAGGATAATAATCAACTTGATAAGACTTATTTTTAATATCTTTCCTGAGATAAGTAAGAAAATTACCTTCAAAATAAGTCATTGGTACAGACTTTGAAATTAATTTGTCTAAATTTATTTTCTTATTAAAATCTTTTATTAATTCATCTACAATCTCGTATATCTCTTTTTCATCATCATTGATTTTAGGATAATCTAATTTCCAATCAGAGTTGACATTTATTAATAATGCCTCATACACTTTACCAATAATATCATTCTTATTTATAAAATAGCGAACAATATTATTAATTTTCATTATGCTATTAAGGTTTGTTTGAGCATTTAAAGCTAAATTATCCATATCTTCAACACTGATATTTAAACTTGTACTTTGTTCATTAAAGTATGTTGATCTAAAATTACTTTTAGTTGTAAAATTTAACATAGCGTCTTCAAGTGCTTTTTGTTCATATTTTTGTGATGTGAGAAGAAATGTGTTTGAATCTACTTGTGATACTAGAGGTTGATCTGATTGATATGAGGAAGGTATTGTAGATGATGTTTTTGATTTGTTTGTACTGCCTTTTGGTCTTGCCATTGTTTTATTTTTCACCTGCCTTTCTGTTAAGGAGTGGATAGGGGTTATAATTTAATGTTTAATGTTTAGTGTTGATACACATGATGGAATTGTTGATAGATCGACTTCTTCATGTTGTTTATTTGTAATATGTTTTCTTCTTAATTCTGACAAATACCATGCCAACATAGCTAAACAATATGCTCTATCATCATATAATCTACCTACCCTGTCATCTCTTAAATCATATCTGTAATTACCATTAGTACCATCATATCTGTAAATATTAACTAATTCTTCTTTGGCTAAATCAATATTTTTTAAAGCCAACTCTTCATCAAAAGATAATTTATATGGTTTTTCACTGTTGGCAAAAGTTAAAATCCCTTTCATATCATAATCTTCCGTAAAAGATATTAAATCGAGATTCAACATTTCAATAAGTGCATCAAATAACATTTACGGAAGA